ACTTAACAGTAAAGAGGATAAAAAATTCTCATTAACTGGGTTATGTATTAGACTTACAGATAAAATCTCTCGTTTAAAAAATCTATTGATTAATGGTCGATCCTTTGTTCAAGGTGAAGGTATGGAAGATACATTTATTGACATTGCCAATTATGGAATAATCGGTCTTTTAGTAGGTCGCGATAAATGGAAAAAATAGTTTGGCTAAGAAAATTCCTAATATTGTAAAGGAGATTAGAAATAACCCTCCACCACCCCTAAATTATGCGTATCAGAAAAATGTTTCTTTTTCGCAAATGAATATATTTAGAGGGTGTCCTCATAGATGGAAATTACAATATAAGGATAAAATCAAACGTTTTACTTCATCCATCCATACAGTATTTGGAACCGCGGTACATGAAGCTATGCAACATTATTTAGATGTAGCTTACGAAAAATCATTTGCGGCCGCAGATAGGGAAATTGATATGGAAGATTACTTCCAAAATGCCTATATCTCTGAATACCAAAAACAATATAAATCAAATAAAAACTCCCATTTCTCAGACGCCCTAGAAATGAGGGAATTCTTTGAAGATGGAGTAGCAATATTAGAATGGTTTAAGAAAAAACGTAGTGCGTATTTTAATAAAAAAAGTACATATTTAGTTGGTTGTGAAATACCTATTATAATTGCGCCAAATAAGGCGTTAAATAACGTGTTATACATGGGGTATTTAGATGTTGTCACATACTGCGAGACAACAGATACATTCAAAATAATCGACATAAAAACCAGTACTAGTGGTTGGAATGATTATGCTAAAAAAGATGAAGATAAACAGTATCAATTATTATTATACAAACAATACTTCTCAGAACAGTATAATGTTCCATTAGACAAAATAGAAATTGAATTCTTTATACTAAAAAGAAAGGTATTAGATATAGATGATGAAAAATGTTTTTCACCATTTCAAGCTAAGAGGGTTCAACAATTTACACCACCAAGTGGTAAAATAAAATTAAGTAGAGCTAAAACAGCAATTAACGACTTTATATCAGAGTGTTTTAATTCTATGGGTAAAATAAAAGATAAAGAATATCTTGCAACACCATCTAAATGGACTTGTACTTTCTGCCCTTACAAAACAGAAAAAGAACTATGTGATAAAGGTATAGTTTATTGATATTCTGATATATGTATAATTAAACGTTATTAAAAAATAAAAATTATGGCTAATAAAGCAAAAATGACACTAACGAGTGTTAAAGTTCAAAGCAATCTATTTGAGGATTTTAAAGTTGAGTGTGTAAGGCGAAAATTCTCATTCCAAAAACTTGCCGATCGATCTATCTTTTTGTATCTTACAGACGAAGATTTTAGAAAAAAAATCAATAATCAAACCAATATTGAACTATAAATAAGAATCGAATGAATAAAAGTTTTAAACACCTTCCTCCTAATGAGAGAAAGAAAATACTATTAATTTGTGATGACATCAGAGTTCACTCAGGGGTTGCTACAGTTGCAAAAGAAATAGTTATACATACAGCCCACCATTTTAATTGGGTAAATGTAGGTGGGGCTATTAAGCACCCTGAAAAAGGTAAGCGACTAGATTTAAGTGCTGACACACGAAAAGTTTCAGGAGTTGAAGATGCTAATGTTTTTATGTATTGTGTAGATGGGTATGGTACCAGCCAGGAAATCCATAACATTATCAACATGGAAAAACCAGATGCTGTCATGTTATTTACAGATCCAAGGTATTTCATGCACATATTTAATATGGAAGACCAAATTAGAAAAATATGTCCAATAGCATATTTAAACATTTGGGATGACTATCCTGCACCTAAATACAATCAACCCTTTTATGAGGCATGTGATTTGTTAATGGGTATTTCTAAACAAACCGTTAATATTAATAAACTAGTATTAGAGGATTGTGATAACGAAAATCGAGTATTTAAATATATCCCTCATGGTTTAGACCATACTCATTACTTCCCAATTACTGAAGGTCATGAGCAATATAAAGCTTTTACTAAATTTAGAGATGAAAATGTATTCAAAAATAAAGAAGTAGACTTTTGTATGTTCTTTAATTCGAGAAACATTCGAAGAAAAGCTATTCCTGACACTATGATGGCCTTTAGAGTTTTCTTAGACAGTTTACCTTTAGAAAAAGCACTAAAATGTAGATTTGTTTTACACACTGAAATAACTACAGATCATGGTACAGATTTAATGGCAGTAAAAGAATACTTATTTGATGAAAAGTACAACGACTGTATTATATTCTCTACCAATAAATTAGACAGAACACACTTAAATTACTTATATAACCTAGGTGATATTCAAGTACTATGTACTTCAAATGAAGGATGGGGATTAACATTAACAGAAGCAATGCTATCAGGAACCCCAATTATTGCTAATACTACAGGTGGGATGCAAGATCAAATGAGGTTTGTAGATGAAAATGGAAAATGGTTTACCCCAAGTGCTGATGTGCCTTCTAACCACAGAGGTACTTATAAAGAACATGGTGAGTGGGCATTTCCTGTTTATCCAACATCAAGATCAATACAAGGTTCACCTATGACACCTTACATCTATGATGATAGGGCTTCATTTGAAGATATAACTAAAAGAATAGAAGAAGCATACAATTTAGACAAATCAGAACTGAAAGCTAAAGGTTTAAAAGGTAGAGAATGGTGTTTAAGTGATGAAGCTGGGTTTACAGCTCAAAAACAAGGAGAAAGGGTAATTGATGCCTTCGATGAATTGTTTGAAACATGGAAACCAAGAGCAGATTTTGAATTAATCAACGCCACAGAACAAAAAGGAAAATATTTAAACCATAAAATAATTTATTAATGAGCAAACCAAGTTTTACAATAAGCTGCCCAATCGACACTTATAGTGGGTATGGAGCACGTTCTAGAGATATAGTTAAATCTATTATTGAATTAGGTAAATATGATGTTAAAATCCTAGCTCAAAGGTGGGGTGACACCCCCGGAGGATTTTTAAATGATCACCCTGAATGGGCGTATTTGGCACAACATTTAATCCCAAACATTACATCTAAACCCGACATTTGGATGCAGATTACAATTCCAAGTGAATTCCAAATTGTAGGTAAATATAATATTGGCTGTACCGCGGGTATTGAAAATACAGGTTGTGATGTAACCTGGATTGAGGGTTTAAATAGAATGGATACTAATTGGGTTTCATCCCAACATAGTAAAAAGGTATTTACAGATATCACATTTGAAAAAAGAAATAAACAGAATGTTATTGAGGGTTCAACTAAGTTAATAAAACCTATACACGTAGTATTCGAAGGTGTTAATTTAGATTTATATAAACATTTACCTAACTCCGAAATAACACTTGACTTAGAAGGTGTTAAAGAAGGATTCAATTTTCTATTTGTAGGGCATTGGATGCAAGGAGATATGGGACATGATAGAAAGAATGTTGGGTTAATGGTAAGATATTTTATTGAACTTTATAAAAATAAAAATTCTTCACCTGGATTAATTTTAAAAGCATCTTCAGGCAGAAATAGTTATTACGGGAGGGAAACATTACTTACTAAAATTAAAAAAATTAAAGCAACATTTCCTAATGATACAAAATTTCCAAATATTTATTTATTAAATGGTAATTTGTCTGATGTCCAAATGAACGAATTATATAACCACCCTAAAGTAAAGGCAATGGTTAGTATGACTAAAGGAGAAGGATATGGTAGGCCATTAGCTGAATTCGGTTTAAGTAAAAAACCAATTATAGCTTCAGGATGGTCTGGTCAGTTAGATTTCCTACACCCCTTATACACAACATTACTACCAGGTAATTTAGAAAATGTGCATGATTCTGCTGCCAACCAATGGTTAAAAAAAGAATTCCAATGGTTCCAAGCTAGTGAGAAACATTTTAAAAATGCTTTAAAATCAGTACATCAAAAGTATAAACAGTTTGTAACACCTGCTAAACAACAAGGTCATCACATAAAAACTGAATTTAGTTATAATGCTATGAAAGAATTAGTAGGTAAGATTTTAGATGAAAACATACCAGAATTTCCAAAAGAAATGAAATTAACGTTGCCAACCATGGAAACACCAAAATTATAAAATATGCAATACGATGAAATTATAGATTGTCCCCGATCAGGAGGAGACTTATGTTATAAAATGGAGGTAACTCCTGAAGTTACTAACTATTATAGTTTATCTTGCGGGTTTTGGACTAACAGTTTAATGAAAGTTGGAGAAGATTTTTATACTCAACAAATGGAGGCGTTGCCTGAATTATACAAAGATTTAGCTTGGTTGGATGAAAAAACTAAATTAATATGGTTACCTCATTCAATAAATGACGAAAATCAAGGAATGGTTTACGCATCTGGTACTAGTGCTGAAGAATGGCAATGGGCTGCAGTTAAAATGAAACCAGTTGAAGAAGACCCTGATAAACCCACAGACTCTAAAGTAAAATTTAAAGCTGATATGAAAACAATAGCTTATTTTGCTGAGCGTGATTATATGGATGCTCTTTCGTATATTGGACTATTACCAGGATAATATGAAGATAAGCTATGCAATAACCGTATGTAATGAATTAGATGAAATAACTAATTTACTTAATTTATTATTAAAACAAAGACGTAAAGGAGATGAAATTGTTGTTTTATTTGACAAGGGTAATGGTACACCTGAAGTATGGTTACGTTTAGGAGAATTAAGTGAAGGTATAGATTGTACAGTACATTCAGCTACATTTAAAAATCATTTTGCTGATTGGAAAAACCAACTATCCAAACTATGTACAGGTGATTATATTTTTCAAATCGATGCAGATGAAATACCTCATAGGTTTCTGTTAGATAATTTACCTTCAATTTTAGAGAAAAATAATGATCTTGAAGTACTTTTAGTTCCTAGAGTTAATACAGTAGAAGGTCTTACAAAAGAGCATATACAGAAGTGGGGTTGGAATGTTGATAGTAAAAATAGAGTAAACTGGCCTGATTACCAATGGCGCATATGGAAAAATACACCAGATATAAAATGGGTTAATAAAGTACATGAAAAGTTAGACGGGTTTAAAACATATGCTCCTCTTCCGGACAATGAAAGTTATGCTCTATACCATGAAAAGGGTATTAAACGACAAGAAAAACAGAATAACTACTATAATACACTATGAAAACACTAGAAGAAATATACCAAAGTCATAATAACGGAAATAGTGGTGCTGGACATGGAGATAAAGGCACAGTTCATAGTTACATCCCAGAATATGAAAGACTATTTAACCCATTTAGAAATAAAAAAATTAATATACTAGAAATAGGTATTGCTTATGGTGAATCATTAGAATTATGGGATAAATATTTTACTAACGCAAATGTGTTTGGAGCTGATATACATGATATAGAAATATTTAGTGATCAATTTAAACCAGGTGGTTATAAAGATGATGAACGATTTACTATATGGATTTCAGATGCCACCAAACCAGAATTTCTAGACGTAATAGGTGATACTAAATTTGATATTATTATTGATGACGGTTCACACCAATTAAATGATCAAATATCAACATTTGAATTATTAAAAGATAGAAT